GTTCGTGTTCTGTCAAAATGATAAATTCCCATAGATGATCTTTACAAAATTCTTCGGCAGCTTTCCATTTTGCTTGGTTGACTGAATATGTAACCACTTCATTTACATATTGTTTTGTAATACGTTTTTTAGTCTTTGGTTCTTGTGTTTGATATTTTGGTTTTACTTCAACCAAATACTTTTTGATTTTGCTGCCTCGATCTTTTACTTTGATGTAAAAATCTGGATAGTATCTATGAGTTTTTCCATCGACAGGAGAAATATATGGTATGAAAATTTCTTCGCTTCCCCATTCTAAAATACTGTCTTTAGAATCACAGTACTTCATGAACTTTAATTCCCACGAAGATCTGTAAATAATATTGTTCACATCACCTTTGTACTTATGTTTGTTCGTTGGTATATAACGACCAGAATAAGCCATAAATAATTTAGGACTAATACATCTATTTATAGAGATACTAGGATGGCATTTAAGGCAACTAACGGATCTGGTGCAAACAGTTTTCAAGGATTTAGGGCCTTTGTAAGCAGAAATCCTCCATCCTACAATAATCTGTATTGGGTTAGATTTAGATCTGCACCCAAAATTATGAGTAGCATTCCATTCTTTACTGATTTTTTCAGTGGTAACAATAATGATTCTAGTGGTCTTAGTTTAGGTGGACCAGGATCAGACAATTCAAGACTTTTAACTTATTATGCTAATGATGTGACTATTCCAAGTAGACAAATTACGACGGGAGATGCTAAGACAGTTGGAGCTCTTTATAGATATCCTACTGGAACAACTTTTAGTGAAATAAGCATCAATTTCACTCTCCCTAGGAATTTGAAGACTCGAATGTTTTTCGAGAGATGGATGAACTATATGACAGAAGATTCTGGTAACAGAGTATCTTGGTATGATGATGCAGTTTGCCCATTTTTGGATATCTTCAAATATGAAAGAGGAGGAGTAAATCCTACATCAGGATTGGTATCTCTTGTTAGTCCAGATGCAGATTCATCCGTTAAAGACACTGTAAAATGGAATAAAGTTACTGGAGCATGGGTACTAACAAATGCTTTCCCATTTAATATTAGTAATGTCCAATTGAATAATGGTCCTGCTGCGACAATGAGTATGGAAGTATCTTTCTATTACGAAAGATATAGATTCTATCAACCATCTAATAGTGGTGTTGAATCGATTCCTGATTATTTGGGACCAAATGGACCACTAGCACAACAGGGAATCCAAGCTGCTAATGCTGCTGGTCTTCAGAATGTAAATGGGGCTCCTACAACTGCAAGTGTTATTGCAAATGGATCTGGAAACGGAAAGATTAAATAAACAAGCTAAATAATTTTAATGATATTAATACATTGGAGTAGTTATGCCTTTACCTAAATTAGTGGTTCCTGAATATGAATTGGAATTGCCATCAACCAAAGAGATTGTTAAATATCGTCCGTTCTTAGTAAAGGAAGAAAAACTTCTTTTAACTGCTATGCAACTTGGTGAAGAGAAGGACATGATGAATGCAGTTAAAACTATTATTAAAAACTGCACAAACCTAAAATCCAAAGTTGATAGTCTTGCCACATTTGATATTGAATATCTGTTTCTTAAGATTCGATCAAAATCTATTGGTGAAGTTTCTAAGATTATGGTAACATGTCCCGATGATGAAGAAACTCAAGTTGAAGTTGAAATTGATTTAGAATCTATTGAAGTTACTTGGCCTAAAAAACATTCCAATAAAATTGAATTGACTGATGATATTGGATTGATTATGAAGTATCCTTCACTTGACACATTCGTGAAATTAAATTTCACTGGTGAAGATATTACCGTAGATAATATCTTTGAGTTGTCCGTAAGTTGTATTGATCAAATTTATGAAGGTGAAGAAATTTTTGAAGTTAAGTCTTATACAAGGAAAGAACTTCTTGAATTTCTGGAATCCATGAAGAGTGATCAATTTATGAAACTGCAAAACTTCTTTGCAGAGATGCCAAAACTAGAATATGATATGGAAGTTGAGAATCCAAAGACGGGTGTTGTCAGCACAGTTAAACTTGAAGGACTGGGAAGTTTTTTCGCGTAGCCCTACTCCATGCAACCCTAGAAAGTCATTTGGAAACTAACTTTGCTTTGATACATTATCATAAGTGGTCTTATTCAGATTTAGAAAATATGGTTCCGTGGGAAAAGGACTACTATGTGAATAAATTACTTGGTCATCTTGAAGATCAAAAACAAAAGTATGAAGAACAGAAGAAACAAGCACAGGGTAGGCAGAGTCTTTAATGGCATTTACCAGCACTATTAAACCATATAAGTTTGTTAATCCATCATCCATTTCTGTTAAGGGTGGTGGTGCAACAATTATCGCGGGTGGAAAGACTATCACTGGGGGGATGACCCCTCAAGTCAAATCTGCTCGCGTTACTATGCTGGCACTTAATAGACTTGGTATGTCCATGGAGGGGCTGGGCAAGACTCAACAACAGATTCGTGATATTATTGTATACGAAAATAAGTATCTGTCTAAGACAGATCAATTTAGAAGAAAGAGAGATCAATATCGTAGAGATCAAAAATCAGAACAGCAATCGGAGTCCTTTGGCAATAAGCAGAAAGAGGATGTAAAAAAGGAAGTAGTCAAAAAAGAAAAAAAATCTATTGGATGGTTAGAAAAAATCTTTGGTCCATTTGCAGGTATCATATCTTTTGTTGGTAGATTTGTAATTACTCAGACTGTTCTTAGGTGGATGGGAGATCCTAAGAATACCGATAAGTTAGTAGTATTTGTATCATCATTCAGTAAAGTATTTAAGTGGGCATTCAATATTGCGTACAAGTCTACTGATGCTGTATTGACTGGTTTTTCTAAAGTATTTGGAAGTAGTGATAAGAAAGGTTTAGATAGATTTGGTGAAGTACTTGGTGGATTGGGGCAGTTATTAATTGGTATTGCAGGTTTTAAAGCACTTGGATACTTATTAAATCCATTCAGTCTTGTTAATGATATTATTGGATTAGTTGATTTAATTTCTGGAGGTGGAGGAGGAAAAGAACCTAGATTACCAGAAGGTAAACCATCTGCAACACCAAGAGCAGCAGTACAAAAGGTAGCTGAAAATTATGGTGATGATGCTGCTAGGTATTATGATGATCTTATTAGCAGAGGTAAAAAACCTGGTGATGCGTTAAAGGCAGTTAGAGGAAAATTTAAGAAGATACCACCAAAACCAAAAGGTTTAATTGGTAAGATTGGAGATACCTTTGGAGATATTAGAAAGAATATTGGAAAGGGTCTAGGTAAAATTAAGGGATTTGGTAGCAATATTACCAAAGGTATGAGAAATAAACTCGTTAAATCTGGTGAGTTTCTGAAGAGTAGTACACAAAAAGCAATGCAACCTATTGCTAAGAAAGCATATGATTTCTTAGAGTCTAAAGGTGTAATTAAACTTGCAAATGATTTGGGTGGTAAGGCTGTTGGCATTATTCAAAAGATGCCTGGTTATAGTAAAATTATGTCTAAAGTGCAAAAAGAGGGTGGGGAAGCAGTACTTAAGAAATTAGGTGCTAAATCTATTCCTGTTATTGGTGGTTTGGTTAATTTATATTTTGCATATGATAGACTAAAGAATGGAGATAAATCTGGAGCAGCATTAGAAGCAATCTCAGCAATTTTGGATATTGCTGGATTGTTTACTGGTGGTGCTACCTCAGCATTATCAATGGTTCTTGACACTTATCTATTCGGTAGAGACTTTTTCCCAGATTTAGTTAAGGGGGAAAATGAAGCATTTGGAAAGATAATAAATTCTATCTTAGGTCCTATTAATAGCATTAAAGATAATCTTCCCAGAGTTCCATTTCTTAAGGATGGTGGTATTGTCAATAGACCAACAAGAGCTATTCTGGGTGAAAATGGACCAGAGGCAGTTATTCCTCTAGGACAACTTGGCGGAAGTGGAATGATTGCTTCCACTATTATTGGTGCTACTCAGTCGGCATTATCTAGAATGGGTGCTGCTGGAGAAATTGCTAAAGCACTTATCGGTGGTGATTTAAACGCGGCACAGAATCTTTTTGGTGTTACCCCAGTAAAGGGTGGTGGAGGAGATACCTTAGGTAAATCTGTTATGAAGGCATCACCAGGG